TTCGAGATTCTCTAAAAGCTGATCCTCAAACGGTGGATCACCGGCGTTGACCTGCAGTTCTTCCAGCACTTTGTCGATCCTTGGTTGGGAATCGGTCCCGATCTTTCCAGATGACCGTAGAAATTCCAGTGTCTCGCGAACATCTTTCGACGTGATGTAAAACACTGAAACAGGCGCATCCTCCCCCTCTTCCTCGATGAGGGCTTCAACTATTTGCCGCAGTCGTCCAAGGTCCACTACGGACCGTCCTGGGGTCAGTAAAGGAACCCCGTGATCACAGCGCTCAAAAAGAAGGGGACGCTGTGGTGATCACCCGCACCCTTGCACAGATTCATTAAGAACAGACGCGTTCCGTGACATATGCAGCGCTTGATGCAGAAACCCAGACGGCCTAGCCCCTCTTGTTCAGATAGTCCCTAAGCCGCTTGGCTTCACGCCGCTCGACTAGCTCCCGTTCCATGACCTTGCGCCTGAGGTACTGCGCCAGCATCAGGGCCTCTTCAGCCTCCTGCTGCAGCTGCTGCTCGCGCTCCTTTTCTTGGCGCCGTTCCCGGCGCTCTTTGTGAGACATCGCCATGAGGGCAAGGTCCCACATCCATGCTGGGACTCAGCGGGTCTCGGATAAATCGGCCCAGCTAGCCCTGCAGCCATGGTTTGCCGGTCGTTTTATGTTCACAGCGCTGCAGCGAACTCCCATACAACCACCTATCAATACCCCTCAATGCAAGGCATTCATCGTGTCTCAGGCGTCGTTCGCCTATCTGGCGAACAGTACGTCTACAACCAAAACAAACGCGGCCGGCACCAGCTCAGTGCTGTCCTGGGCAGGGAAGACCTTCAGGGTTACGAGGAGGAACGAGAGGAACTGATCAAGATTGGACGGCTGCAGAAATACAACGACCGCAAAAAGCTCAACCTGCAGAACGACTACAGCAAAAGGGACTTGGCAGATGGCAAGTGCGTCTACACCTTCCGCTGGGGGCCGGATACCCCGATGCCCATTTGGGACGCGTCACGGAACAAGCTGACTCAGCCTGCTGGGCTGAATAGCGGCGCCAAAGTCTGCCTGTGCTTTCAACAGCAGTTTTACGGACAGCATCTGCCAGAAGCTGGGCCAGAACGACAGCACTCAAAGCCACAACACGGCACGACGCTACGCCTTCTCGGTATCCAAGTCATTGAGGAAGTCGCCAGCGATGGGATGCCAATGACAGAGGACGACATCGCCAATCTGTTTGAGGTTCGCCCTGGATTTATCCGCAGTGAGCCCACCGGGCCAAACCCGCAGGTGATCTCAATTCAAAGCCGCGACATCGAAGGGCTAAACGGACATCGACTGTTTGAGCGCCCCCGCAAGCTCAGAAGCTGACAACAACAAAGCCGCCTCTCGGGGCGGCTCTGAAGTCCTAGGCCCAGACGGGCACCTTGCGGTGGCGGAATGGGGGAAGGTTCGCGGGCCAGGGGAACCAGGTCGTAGCCGAAGCTGCTGATCCTTGTCCTGGGAACGCGTGAGGTCACCATATCTGCGCCTGGCGGCTCGTGCCACTGCCAACCTTCCACGGCTTGACCTGATTCATCGCCGACAGGATCAAGTAGCCGCATCCATCAATCCAGTGTTCAAGGCCTGGGTCCTTATCCACCACAAAGTCCTCAGCGCCTTCCTTGTACGTCACGCTGCGGAAGCCCTTGATCGTGTTCTTGCACCTCGGGTGGACGTACATCCGTCGCTCGCCCTCCGCATTACGGATCAACCAGTTCGTGGCATTGAGCCGGTCCTTCACAGACCAGGGTGAGTTCGGTGCCACCACCTTGATGCCGTACTTCTTCAAGATGCCGTGGTCCGTCACACCCGCGGCTGAGGTCTTCCTCGCCTTACCCGTTGGGTCGGGGTAACAAATGATCTCTCGGTCAGGGAAACGCTGCCGCAGCATCTGCGCCACCTCGTCGGTGTTCGAGTTCTTGACGGCGATCTCATCCCAGATGTGCAGCTGATCAACGACCTTGCTGCAGATCACTCCGGCCATGATTCCGACGTTGAAATCCAGGCCCACCAGCACAGGACCACCGGAATCCTCAACATCGTTGGCAACGTTGCTGTCGTCGAACTCAGGAAAGACACGGCCCGAGAACGTCTCGAAGCTGGCGAGAAACTCTTGCTTAAACGTGCGTTCATCAAGTGTCCTGCGGGCTAGCTCGACCTCTTCCTCGGGGACGTTGCCGCCTTCGATCGTGTTGTAGCTGAAGGTCTGCCAATCAGGCTCTGTGCCGGCCTGCTCGTACCACTCATGGAAATGGTTATATCCGCAAGGCGTCGAGATGAAGATCGCATTGCCTCGCTGATCAGCCAGCGCAGGGCGTATGACCATCTCCCAGCAGTCAGGGGGGATATAGGCCGCCTCATCGAGGATGACGTTGCTGAGGCTGTTACCCCGGAGCGAGTCATAACGATCACCACCCTTCAGCTCGATTCTGCTGCCGTTGATCAACTCAATGCTGAGGTCGACCTCGTTCTTGTCGGCGAATAGCTCCTTCGGGACCATCGCCTTCAGCTGACGCCAGGCAATGCTCTTGGCCGCTCGATAGGTCGGGGCCAGATACCAATTGAGCGAGCCTGCCTTCTGCGCACCCCACACGATCAGCTGGACAAGGCTTAGGTGCGTTTTGCCAAAGCGACGACCAGCCGCCAGCATCTTGAAGCGAGCGTCGTGATGGAAGACGTCGTTCTGCGGACCGGTCAGACCAGAGACCAGCTCATCAGCAAACGGCACCAGGTTGGTGTCGACCACATCGGTGATGGCCGGTTCAAGGATGAGGCCACCAGCGCAGCGATCAAGCAGGCTCATGCCGCGAAGGCTTCAGCAGCGTCTTGGCGGATGCGCTCCTTCAGTTGCTCCTCTTTGGTCGGGACCAGGTGGTGGGAGCTGACCCAGCCAGTGGCGCAGATGTTGTCCTCACACACTCTGATCTGAACGGTTCCGCAAGGAAGGTTCGTCAGCTCGGTGGTCATGCAGATTTGCCTGTCAGCCCGACAAGCTCAGCCTGGAGTCGCACAGAGTTAGTTGCAACCTGCATCTGTCCGCGTTTCGCAGCCATTGATTCGTAGGTGCGGAGGCGGGCAAGACATTCAGCGAGGAACGCCGGTCGGGACATTGCACAGTCCTCTTCGATTAGCTGCCTGGCTTCCTTGATGTATTCGTCAGCAGTGCGAACGCTGACATCCCATTGTTCTGCGGAGTATTGAATGATCTCGTGTCGTGAAGCGGCATTTGCGAGGAGGTTGTAGACCTCGCGGACACGACGAGTTTTCTCAGCAGCCGTGGGCTTTTTACCTTTGGAGCCCAGAGGCATCCCCACGATTGCAACTTAATCCCTGCTTGGAATATACCCCCCGTTAAAAAGAAGTGCCCGCGGAGGAATAAAATCGCGGGCTTTTGTTGGGTCAGTCTTCGGGGCTGTCGGTTAGCCAGTAGGGGCGCTTAAAGCGTTCTTTTGCGAGCTTTTGGAAAGCAGACATCTCCATAGTGATGGTGGCTTTGAACTCGACAACGAGTTCGCCACCTTTGGAGTCAGTACGGACGAGGGTGCAGATTTCACGCCCTTCGAGGTCTTCAGGGGTAATGGAGACGTGACCGGGTTGGAGTGAGGCCATGGGATTTGCTGGTTGGGGGTAGGGGTAGGGATCAGTACATGCGACGGCAGTCAGAGCTTGTGCCGAGCTTTTTGGCGATGTTGTACAGCTGGCCGTAGGTGTATCCGCTGAAGTTGTTGTGGCCGGTGTAGGCAATGAGCATCTGTGCGCCGGTGCTTCCTGGTGCAGCTGAAGAACCGAGAACGCGATTGAGTTCAACGACGTGTTTGCAGAAGTTGTTGGCGTTTGCGACGACGTTGGCCTTAGCCGGCATGGCGTTGGCAATGCAGCAGGAGATGGTGGCTGCAGCGATGGCGAGCTTTTTCATTGGTTGTTCCTTGGTTGGGTTAACGGGTAGGGATCAGAGGGTGTAGCTGCAGACCTTGCTCTCTTGCACACGACCACCGAAGCCGTTGGTGGCGGTGTAGTTCACCTGAACGTCAATGTGGGTCTCGTTTGTTGAGTAGCTGTGATTCAGCTCGCGGAAGCTGTTGGGGTCCTTGAGGAAGGGGCGGATGTGCTTCTTCTCGCAATCAAGGGCGAGCATGGCGACGCTGGTGCGGTTGACCTG